GAATACCTTCTCCGTAATTTATTCCAGATACTGGGTCAACGAATTTACCAGTGGGTTGTGGTGGTGGTTGTTGTTTCTTTTTACTATCAGATTCTAATAGATCCAGATAGTCTTCAAATGAATCGAGTACACCTTTAGGTTTTCCGTTAGGGTCAGCCATGCTATCTCCCTAGAAATATAACTGTCGTGTTCGTGGTGCGTATGTACTTGTATATCCACCGCCTCTCATCTGAGGAGACGTGGACGTATATCTTTCCATGAATGGATTCGTATCTTCAAGCCAAGTATAGAACGGGGTATAGTCTCCCTGTTTATTATCCCTGACTAAACTTCCTAGGTTTCCCAAGTACTGATTATATATATCCGAGAAGCTACTCTCATATGTACGTTGAGCCGCAGGGGATTTTAATCCGTATCTGGCCGACTGGTCATAGCCGGGCTGATCGCTATAGTAAGCGGCCTCTGGGCTATACTCAAGAAACTCCATCCAGCCTGTACCGGTAGGACCAAATCCACCCCACGCTTCTTGTGGGTCAAATCCTTTGCCTAATAATCCATTGGACATTATTACCTCCAGTTAGCAAACGCAGTAGCACCTGGTCCCATTTGACCGGGTTGAGCACTAAATCCACCGCCTGCCATATAGTTCTGTACTAATCCTAATCCTGTGGATCCCGGGTTAGCCAACAGATATGCATTCATCTGTTTCTCCAAAGCATCTCTTCGGAACTTATTCATAGGGTTCCACATATCTTGACCCGACAGTCCTTCTGCACCATATATTGTATTCTTTGCATCTTCCAAATCCATAGAACGCAACACATCTCCTCTACCTATATGCCATCCGGGGTCACCTTCTACTCCACCTACTCCTACATTAGCAGCAGTGATCTGCGCAGCTCTATCTGTCATATTCGTACCTCCCCACCCTGCTACTCCGGGTATATATGTAAAGCTTTGACTTTCGGCGGGAGATGAACCTACAAGATTAAACCCCATTGCATCTGCTTGAAATGGCTCCAATGGTTCCTCTCTTATAGTTATGTTGCCACTTGAATCTACATATCTATATTCTCCGGGTGCTCCTGTCCCTGCTATTGGCGTTCTTGTACCCATAAGTGCACCGCCCTTACCCCAATCAGTTAACATGTTTTGATAATCTTGCTGACTAATTCCCTGTCCTAGTCGGTTTGTTGCCCAAGGGGTAAATCCCTGAAGTAGTTCTGGCCGTTGTGGTGCTCCTACTCCTCCAAAGCCTTCCCCTACCATCTGTTCTCCAAAATAAAGTGCTGATAGGCCGGGAGCCGCACCGGCTTGCATAGACTCAGCAAAGCCTCCAAAGGCTCCGGCGGGTGCTTGCCCTGCTATATCTAATGCCGAGTAATATCTTAAACGCTGATCAGAAGATGCTGCTATCTGGTATTGTGCAGGAGTAAGATCTTGATAATTTGTAACTCTTCCCTCTTTATCAAATCGAACTCCTCCATACTCCCAGTACCCACCATCTGGTAAAGTACTGTCTTCAATCCATCTTACATTAAAATTTATATGGGCCGGTCTTGTGGGTGCTGTTGCCATTGCTTGCCTCCTGCTTTATTTTGCGTTAACGAAATCAGATATACTTGAATGTGTCCAGTTATTTTTCCTTGCATCATTTATAAGCCCTGTAGATATAATACGAGATGCTTCTGCTGGAGCACCCGGTATTATCTGGTCTGCATTACTTGATATAGCCACATTATAATCCTGTGGATATTTAGTTCTAGCATGATGTTCTAACACCTTAATATTTCTTTCCATCACTCCAGGTCTATGTACTCTATCATATGTTGATGCATCAATCATTGCAAGTAGTCTTATAGTTTTATTGACATTGTCAAATATATTTGACTTTTCAACCATATCTGTAATCTGATCTTGAGGAGATTTAGTACCGGGCTCAGGTAGTGGATCTAAAGCCATATCATAAGTATAAGGAACTTCCTTTTCTACAGAAAGATATTTATCTACTAATCTATTTGCCTTACTTTTAGAAGTCTCTGCTCCCCACTCCGGCATTTTACCGGAGGTATAATTCATAAGGTAGTCATAATAAGATGCATCTGTATCTCCAAGAACTCTATCGTAATCGTACATCATGTCTATATATCCACCAGACTTAACTAGAGATGCAAAGTGTTGTTTACCCATAGGATGTATTGCACTAAAGTGAGGAGTAGCATAGTACTTACTTCTATCAGAGTTTTTTACATTACTATCCATCTGGGTAACTATAGGATCTATCTGTGTAGTAGTTGGCTGTATAGATGGATAAAGAATATTTCTTAATTCAGATTGCTCCTTCATGACATCATACATAGTTAGGGCAACCTTCTCGTAATTATCATATTTTAATTTAGTATCTGGGTCTAAAAGATTATACTGTTCTGAACCGGGGTATGCCATTGCAAAGTTTGGATCCAGTGCGATTCTTATTTGATTCATGATTTCTTCACGTGTAGCAGTAACATCTTGTTCATTAAACAATCTATCTGCATTAGACCAGTCAGCATTCGCAAAGGCAGACGTTTCCCAAAAGTAAGGTCTCTCCTGAACACGTTCTATTCCATTCGGCAAATCATTTACCAGGTCTCTTATCATTTCTCTTTCATCGCTGAACTTGGGGTATCTACCCAAGGAATGAAACATCGTCCTTGCAAATAGGTTGTGTTCTTGTTCCGGAGGATTGCCATCATATCTTGCAAGATAGTTTTCATATGCTCTTGTCAGTATAGACTTTAACCTATGGTCGTCTTCTCCGGTTTTAAACTGTTCATCTTGAGGATTATCCAAAATCATAAATAAACGCCTAAAAAGTTCCTGAACTACTGGATCTAAAGCAGGCATCCTATCCTCCCGGACCTATAAGTCCCATCCGTGCAAGTCTTTCTTCTTCAGACATAGCCCCGGGTCTTGGAGTACCGGGTGGTACTGCCGGTCCCATCGGTGGTACAGGCATCGGAGGTGGTACACCCATAGCCGCATTAGGCATAACCTGTGGAGGCAATCCCGGAGGTCCTCCCATCGGAGGCATCATGCCGGGCTGACCCATCTGTGGTTGCTGAGGCTGTGGAGGCATGAACGCCTGCATCATAGCCTTTTGTTTTTCATGTAGTATCATAAGCATTTCACCGAAATAGAGTTTAGCAAGATCGGGTCTGCCTCGATTCTCAAGGCTCTGTAGAATAGTCATGAGCTGTGCTTCAGGCAGAGCTCTTTCGGCCGCCTGCTCTTTAAGTGCATCATCGACCTGGTCTGCATCCTGCATACCCAGTATCATATCTCTGATAAAGATATCTGGCAGTAGAGGAGTCTCGCCTTCTCTGGCTATCTGTGCCTGACTCATCTTGGACATATCGTCCTGTGGCAACTTAGATACCAGTTTGATTTCAGGCTCCCCGCCACGCTTGACTATATTAGGAGTAATCTCCTGTGAGAAGTATGTCATGTCCTGCATCTGCCCGCTCACCTCTATAGACTTGAAGCTACCCGATGCGTACTGCTCAGATAGAATAAGGAATATACTTCTGTATGCTTTTTCAAGTGCCTGTGTTCTAGGAGTTAAAACAGATTCTACGCCCTGCCTAAGTGTATTGATAGCATATCCGGATAGTTGGAATTCAAGCTGGCCGTATACAGAATGAGGCAGAGAACCTCTTTGGAGTTCTCCACTCATCATACTCATGAAGGCTCCTGCTTCTTTTGACATCTCAAGCATGCCTAGAGGTTCTACCTCTTCTCCCTGAGCCAATGCTATCTCTGTTCCTTCTTTATAAGGATCTTCTTCTAATGTCTTCATGCCGTCTTTAGACTTAACCTTAAGTCCCTGCTTTCTGCTTCTTGCTGTAAGTTCAAGCATAGTAGATAGCATAAAGTTATTATCTTCATAGTTGACTCTATTTGATTTAAATATACTTTCACCGACATCTGCTATGGCTTCATTGCCTATAACATCTGACTGTATAAGTGGAGTAGCACCTACCATACCT